TTTTGAGGATGCCTTTCTTTTCTGGCGGTTTTGTTTCCATTTGTTTATCTTGCCTTGTAAGAACTTTTGTATTTTATCTTTCAACGCATTAATTACAGGTTGTGTAACAGTCGCAGCTGCTACAGCAGTTACAGCAGTAACCGATGCAGCGACTAAGACTTCTTGCGATGGTAAAGTGATACTAGGTAAGGGTGGAAAGTGTATTTTTGGGGGTGGGTTTTCTTCTGTTTGTACCTCCTTTGTACCTTCGGGTCTTCGTAAATCTTGCGGAGGTACGACCAAAGGTTGATATGAGGGAACATCAGCTGTAGGGAGAGGTAAAGAGGGGGTTTGTATTACTGTAACGGCTGGGAGGGTGATTCTTGGAAGGTTTTCCATGCGTCTTTTACCTCTTGTGTCCAAGCTGCGTTACATATTGCAACAACCTCGTTTGGTTCAGATCTTTGACTTAAATCCATATCTGGAGTTAATACATATCTATGAAAAGATCTTGCTATTTCTGTGCCATCTTTTTTGATGACTGTAGCTTGACGTACTTGTACGTTTTTAAATTCACCGACAACTTCTATTTTGTCGTATTCGATTGTTTCTGATAATGCCATAATTTTTTAAGCTGCTTCGTAGCAGAAAGTGGTGTGTAAGTGACAACTACCTAAATGTCCGTGCTCAAAGTTTTGACTTGTGCTGTTGTATCTTTCTTGAAAAGTTTGTATTTGAGTAGTACTGGCTTGTCCTATTCTTCCAGTAATACCAATGCAACTGGAGTTCATATTTGCTGAGTTACCACCTACACAAATATTATGAAAACTTTCATGTTTAGGACTGTTATTATAAGCAAAAGGTAAGCCACCTATTACAAAGTGAGTGCTTGATGAAGTATCACTAAAATTATATACGTAAAAATAGCAAGTTACCAGTTTACCAACTTTTATATACCACGCTTGATTATAAACAGTAAAAGTACCACTAGAACAGCTAGGAGTCCAGCTGCCAATTTCATAGTCGTCAAGTGCGTTGCCTGATGAGGTGTCTCCGTTAAAGGTTAATCCTCCACCTGCAAGAACACGCAAACGTTCTGTATTATTAGTTCTAATGGTTATGTCTGTATTTGTTTGATTCCAAAACCTAGCACCGGCATCAGAAAACTCAATATAACCTAGAACACTGTTATCAGCATTATTGACAAAATCAATCTCTGAACCACTATTACCACTTTTTCCTACAAGTCTGATACCAGATCCAGAAGAAGCATCTGTAAGAATTTTTAGTTGACCATTACTAAAAAATGCTGAATCTTCAGCATTAACTTGATTTGCGGTTCCTGAACCAGTAATTAATCTGTCCTCTGCATTACTTTGTATTGTTGTACTAGTAACTGTCTCAAACGTAGGATCTGCTCCGTTGTTTGCACGCAGAAACTTACCATCGTTAGATGATGTGCCATGTGGTAGTTTAGCTAGGGTTACAGCTTGATCTGCAATGTGTGCTGTATCTATAGAACCATCTACATAATGCTCAGAGTTTATAGCATCATCAGCTATTCTTGAACCTGTTACGCAGTCATCTCCTAATTTTGAGTTGGTTACAGCACTGTTAGCTATCTTAGCTGTAGTAACTGCATCAGCAGCTAATTTACCATTTGTAATTTGCGAATCTGCTATATGTGCAGTATCTATACTTCCGTCAGTATAGTGCTCAGAGTTTATTGCATCGTCGGCTATCTTAGCTCCTGTAACTGCGTCTGCTGCAATTTTAGCTGTAGTTACACCACCGTCTGCTAATGCACCAGTAATGTATAGTATACCGTTCATTGCAGCATGGCTGGTACACTGATAGTATAGAACATCAGGAGCATCATGTTGTACTTCCATAATAACTGTACCAACTGTGTTATTGTTAGTTACACCAGTATTGTATGCTGTACCACTTGTTCCTGTTGTACTTTGTATTCTAAAAGGATGGCCACCTGAGCCATTCTCGAATCTATATGTTTTACCTCTTGTAAGGTAAAGAGTAGGGTTGTTGACAGTGCCATTCAACCCTTCTCCTTGAAATGTGTAGGCACTAGAACCACTAGCACCTATTGTAAAGACATGATCCAGAGCTATTTCATCTAAACCAGCCTTATTTATTTGTGTCAATGACATAATTTATATTTATGTAGGATTAACTTCTTGATGATAAATCCAACCGTTAACTATGTATTTATCTACTTTAGTATGCCTTCCTCTATGTACGTATGTCCATGTAGCTGGAAAAAATACTAAACTTCCACATTCGGGTTGTATGCTTGTACCGTCAAAAAAATCTGTAGAACCACCATATTTTTTATCAATAGAATTTAGATACCACATAAAAACGTAGACCCTAGTTCCAAAGTCACTTTCAATACTAAAATCGTTGTGCCATTTGTAACCAATACTATTTGCATCGTATTTTTGTATTTTGTATCCTCTGTCTTGTTGAGTATAATTAGCATAAGGAAGCGGAATACATTGTGTATCAATATTTTTTAAGTAAGCTTCATACTGGTCTAAACCAGTCTGTATAGCTTCAAATAATATATGATCTTCCTCTGCCCAATCTGGATTTAATGTAACACCTAATTCGGTTGTATCTTTAAATGACTTATCTAGAGTGTTATCGCCAAACGTACCAGCTCGTTTATGAATGGATTTATCAAACTTATCTATCATATGCTGACAAAAATCTGCTGATAAAGAGTTAGGTTTAGTCCAGATAAGATCTTTAAACATTAGTTAGGTGGTGTAGGGTAAGTGACGTTTTCAAAGTTAGATGTATTAGCTGGTAGATCTCTTAACTGTTGACGATACACAGCCCATTCCTGTTTTTTTGCATCAGTAAGTGCATTATCGGTAAGCTGTGTCCAGTCACTTTCAGATAAAAGTCTGTCACGTTCTCTTCTAAATACCTCTTCCCAATTTGGTGGAGTTGGGGGAGTATTGATTGCTGTATTCCATTCAGTTACAGCTTCTTCATATATACCTAATTCTGATATAGGTTCTACTGTTCCATCTCTATATTCTATGTGCCCTTTGTCGTTATTCCATTCTAAAGCCCAGACATTTGATGGTAGCCATTGAAGCTGTAGATCATGGCATGCTACTCCATCTTTGACTACAACTTTATCTTCAGCTACTAAAGTCAGTTTCATTTTCAGTTATTAATAAAGGTTTAGTTTGTTCCTTGTGGGGTAAAACAGGAGAAAATAATTCTACTGTATTATTTCTAAATGATTCAACAGCAGCTGATGTATGACGCTGTTGGTTTGAGTTTTCGATAAGAAGAGTAGGCATCCATTTAACTGCACAATCCCACTCGTCTATCTCTTTACCTGTTTGAGGATCGTTTCCTCTAATTTGTGTAATCCACGCACACTGTAGTCCTATACATTCTTTCTGTAATAGTGGGCAGAAATTACCTTGTTTAATTTGCATTAATCTTTAGTTGCTACAATTACGTTAAGATATCTAAGGTTTAAGTTAAAACTAGGATTGCTAAAACCGTGGTTGTGTGAGCCACCACCACCAGTATTATTAGTATTTAAAGTTCCAGTAGTGTTGTCAGATGTTCTAAAACTTGTATTCCAAGAAGGGTCTCTTCTAGTATTTGCACTGTGGTTGTGAGATGGTATCTGTGATGTAGAAAGTGTATGATTACTTACACTACCACCTGATGTACTAAAACTAGAGTTTAGTGCAGCTGTCCAGTTAGTACTACCACCTGTGCCTCCACCAGACGAATCACTAACAAGTCTTAAAGCTCTGTCATTATAACTTGTATCATGTGTCCACCCTGTAGGTGCAGAAGATTGAGCAAACAACATCTTAGTGCCAGATGGGAACGAAGCAATACCTGATAAACTTGAACCATCACCAGAAAAAGCTGTAGCTGTGCAAGTACCTGTTATAGTAGCTCCACCGCTTGTAGTTTCAAATTTTTTACTTGCATCATGATATAACTCTACTGCTCCATCTTCTTCAGCTTTAATCATAGCTTCAGTATTAGCAGCATTGTTAGCTCTAAATAAATTTGAACATATTTTTAAAGCTCCTGATCCAGCTTCTTTTATAAATGAGTCGTTACTGGTTGGGTCATGGAAAATTTCTAAATCAGTACTAGCACCAAACTTTGCTGAAGCATTATCGCTAAAAAGAATATCACGACTATTCGTATCTAAGTTACCGCCTAGCTGTGGTGATGTGTCAGATACAACGTCAGTAGTAATGTTACCAACTGTTGTGTTAAGAGCAGCTATATCTACACCATCAACTGTTCCTGATACTGTGATGTTTCCTGTTACGTCAAGACCAGCACCAACGTCTAAGTTGCCAAGCACACTTGCTGTGCCAGAAGAATAAATTCTTAATCTGTCAGCACTATTAGTTGTGTCTGTAATATTGAAAGTTCCACTATCAACATCAATTTTAAAATCGCTATTTGCATCATTATCAACTAAATTTATTGTTGGATTACTGTTTGTAATTGTTACATCCCCAGAACCAAGAGTTCCAGTTGTAACTACGTTTTGAGATCCAAAATCAGGAGAAATCTTTGTACCAGCTATCGCTGCACTTGTGTTTACGTCAGCGTTGACAATAGTTCCGTCTGCAATCTTGGCAGATGTAACTGCACTATCTGCAATCTTGGCTGTTGTTACGTTTGCATCTGTAATCTTTGCAGTTGTAACTGATCCGTTCTGTAGTATAGCTGTTGTAACTGTGTTGTTACTTGGTGTACCTATACTTACCGAGGCTCCGATGGTGATAACAAAGATGCTAGCCCCACTAACAGGAGCGGAGCCAAATATAATATCGTTACTACTAATTGCGAAGCCCTCGCTTGGCTGGCTGGATCCACTATTAGGTTTTTGAATGACTCCATCGACGCTAACAAGATGTTGCTGTGCATTAGCTCCGGCATTGCTAAGTGTAAATCTATAAGCTGTTCCATTTGGTGTTGCACTTCCTCCTCCAGTTGCTGATGAACTAGATAGTGTATTTATAAAAAAGTTACCTACTGACTGTGTTTCTTCCCACGCTGAAGAAGTTCCGTTATATACGAGCAGTTTACCTGAGCCAGTATTAAAGAACAAATCACCAGCATCAAGAGAAGTTGTAGGGTTCGTTGAACCAACTCTATATCTTTCTGAAAAATCATTTATATCTCCACTAAGATTAGCAAGATCTTCTTCTCTAATTGTAGCTTTATGATAGTTATAAATCTGTCCAGAGCCAGTTGATGTTACAATCAAACGTACACCAGCAGTTATAGTACTACTATGAAAACTAGAAGGTATGTTGTTTATTGTAACAGTTGTACCATTTACAGTTGTACCTGATGTGCTAGTACCGCTACCATTAACAACAACACCGCCTGCGTCTGATATACTAATAGCAGCACCAGAAGCCTTTTGTGTATTAGGAAACTGTGTTTCGTTTGCTATAGCTGTAAAACCACCGAATATAGAAAGCTGGTTAGCTACATAATCGACAATAGCACCAGAGGTTGGAAACTTAGTATCATCATCTGTAATTGTAGTTTGCTTTGCCATACCGTCAAGCTGGTTGAGGTCGGCTAGATCTGCTGTAAGAGCAGTGCTGTCAGCAAGTTTTGATGCTGTACCAGACTGCATACCAGCTAGAGTTGTAAGCTCACCATCAGCTATCTTGTCTGTTGTAACAGCGTTAGTTGCTATCTTAGCTGCTGTTACATTAGCGTCAGCTATTTTTGCAGAAGTTATTTGACTATTACCAATATGAGCTGTATCTATAGATCCGTCAACATAATGCTCTGAGTCTATAGAGTCGTCTGCTATTTTAGCATTGGTAACAGCATCTGCTGCAATTTTAGCTGTAGTAATTTGACTGTTACCTATGTCAGCTGTAGCTATTGTACCATCTACTATGTTAGCACTTGCTACAGTTATATCAGTTGGTAATGTACCACTGTTCAACTTAGCCATAGTCACAGCATTATCTGCTATCTTAGCAGTGGTTACGTTACTATCTGCTATCTTAGCAGTAGTCACATTGCTGTCAGCTATTTTAGCTGTAGTAATCTGTGCGTCTGCAATATGTGCAGTATCAATAGACCCGTCAACATAGTGTTCTGAGTTAATCTGGTCATCAGCTATCTTAGCACCTGTGACTGCATCAGCTTTTATTTTAGCGGTGGTTACTGCTGAGTCTTTTATCTCACGTGTTTGTATTGTTTGATTTTGTTCTTCTTGTGCAGAAAACAATAACTGCTCATTGTTATTATTTAAGTCAGCTGCTTTAACTGACGACCCTGCTGTATATGTAGCCTTTGGACTATCTACATCTGTATCACGAAAGATGCGTATATCTGCTGGGCTTGATGGTATGTTGCCTGATGTAAAAACTACATTACCACCACCTGTAGTAGTATAGTTTGTTATATTGTAGTGTACGCCTGATGTCTTTACGACATTATCTACTTCTACTTTTACGTCAGACACTTGTATAGAAGGGAAAGAAAACGACTTAGTAGCGTTTCCATCCCCAGTATAATCTACGAATGTTGTTGCCATTTATTTGTATATGTTGAGGATGTTTGCGGTATCAACTCGTTTTTTAAGTTGTTCTACTTTACCAGATCGGTTTTCAAGTATAAGTTTTTGAACAGCTTTTTTATTACTAATCGAAGCCCAAGCTTTTCTACGAGCAGTTGAAAATATCTGTTCGATTATCTGGTTATGATAGTAGTCTCTTACGTCAAAGTCACCACGTCTACCAGACTTTATGTCATCATACATTTGTTGTATTGATGCTTGTATTCTTTTATCTTTAGCTAACTTATCTAGTTCACGCTCAAGATTTTGTAAACCAATAGCCTGTTGAAATAAAGATCTAACTTCAGCATTTTTAGTTAACTTAGTTCCGTCAGGAGCATAGTAAGTAGATAAACGTAAATCGTAACCACTGTTAAATAATAACTGCCTACCGGGGCTTTGTTCTAAGTTTAGGCTTACAGGACTTACAGCATTAAATGCACGAGTTAAAAAGTCCCAATCTTTTAGTGGCTTACCATTAAGCATGTCGTACTTTATAGGTAAAGATTTATCTGTAAACTGTTCTGTTATTAAGTTTCTATTACGTATAGACTGTATAATACCAGAGTTTATTTCACGCATATATGGTGTAAATAGTTTACCCATTTCATTACGTAAACCAGAAAGAGGTACTACGTTGTTAGCTAATCCAGCTACAATACGTGGGCCTTGCCCGGGTCTACCACCAAATAGATCTACAAACGATTGTATACCAGCTAAGTATGATTTACTTGTAATAGCTTGTGCTACAACAAGAGATATTTTACCCAACTGATTTTCTGTCCACTCTTCACCCATAAGCTGACTTGCATCACCTACATCAGCGATTGTAGACATAATAAGGTTAAATGGTTCAAACTGATCGTAACCAACACGTACGTCACCAATCTTAATAGTTCTTGGCTCCCACTTAGCATCTAACCAAACCTGTCTTTTCTGTCTATCTACTGGGCCATTACCATTAAGATCACCACGCATCCATGCCTGTGCAGCCATAAATACTACAGCAGAACCCATAGCAAATCGACCTAGTTGTAAAGATCTAGCATTAGCCAATTCTTCTGGAGTAAAAATACCATACTTAGATACGCTGCTAAGATCGTTAGGGTTTGCAAATGCTATATCGTTGAACTCCTTGACTAAGAAGTTAAAACCGGGTGTATACTTACCTGTCAGTGCAAGACCATTAACACCAGTTCTAGCAAACAAAAAGAATGGTTTGGCTAGTGGTGTAGCAGTAAATACATCGTTTAGACCTTTTGCAAAGCCTGTAAGCTCCTGTGTAAGTGTAACTTCTTTACGTGCAAACTGTGTAGCTTCATCAATAATGTTACCATTAGAGTCAAATACCTGTGAGTAAAAGTCATCTTCGTAAGCTCTAAGTAGCTCAGGTGTAATTTCTGGTAACTCAATACCATTTTTCTGCATATCTAATACCCGACGCATGGCTTTTTCACGCATCTTTGCACGACCAAGTATGTATGCAAATGAGTCGTCAGTAGCAGCCATAAGCTTAGTAGAGTATGTTAGCATGTTGCTATTATTCATCTGGCGTGCCATGTTAGCTATAGCATATGCAGCTTTATCTCCATCTGTTGCTCTACCGCTATCTTCTGCCCAACGTCTAAGTATTTCCCAGTTCTCGTCGCCTTGTGTATATTCTGAATAACGTGTCTTTATACTACGTAAATCACCTTTCCAGTATGAGTTTAGTTTAGTTCTAAATAACTCAAAGGACTCTGGTATGGATTCGATCATAGCATTAACTGCTGACAAACTACTACGTAATGTAGCTGTGTCTCCAGTAAAAGGTACACGTAAACCAGCACCTATAGCTGTAGCTAGAGGTCTAAGAAATGTTGCAGTAGATGTACCCATGATTGCCCGAGCTGGTGTTTTAGGGCCAGATAGTATACTATGTGTCATAACACCTTCTAGCTCACGTATCATAGCACCAGTACGGTTTATACCACCGGGTTCTAGTGCACCACCTTTTATAATAGTACGTGCCCATCTATCAAAGTCATCTAAACTATTTAAGTCTTTCATCATTGAGAAGGCTTCAAACAATGCGTTCATCAGATCATCATTGTCATCTTCTTTAGCAATCTTTAAAATACTCATGATAGACTCTCTAGTGTCTGCCATTTCTTGTGTTAAGGCTTCGTCAAGAGATTGTTTTGCTTTTTTACCAGTAGCTCCTAACGCTCTAAAAGAGTCAGACTTAACAAATCTAGCTTTCTTAGTTTGGTATAGAGCAGTTAACATGGTGTCTACTATCTGTTTAGCAGGGCCATCTATGTCACCAAGATCGACTAAGTCAGCTATTTCACGTCCGGCTGTACCTAAATCACGTAACTGTCTTAGTAGTGTACCAGATATCAGGTCAGCTATGACTACGTTTTTAGATGTCCATACTTCGACACCATCAATAACATCAGGTTGTGCGTCAAATAATTCTTTTAGGTATTCCCTAGCTGACATATCAGCAGCGTTTCTACCTTGTGTGATACGTTGATGTGCTTCTACAGACTCCTTATAAGTTTCTGCAAGCTTTACTCTATCACCTTTTGCAGCTTCTAATTCTTTAGCAAACTTTTCGCTACTAATAAGTCCTTTGTAAATACGTTCTACCTGATCTACGTCTGTACCACCTTCTTGTGCAATACGTTCTCGTTCCAAAGGTGTTGTTACAGAACCAGCAGAGCCTTCTTCTGCACCCCATTCGTTACGTGTACGAGATAATTGTTCACGTGCTTTTTGTGGTTCTACCTCTGTTATGTGTGCTCCTTGGTGTGGTTGAGATATAGGTGCATTTTTATCTGCTCTAAATTCTATCTCACCTCTTCTTAGCTGTGCTAAACCGTTTGCAACTGTTTGATCCTTAAGACTTTTGTTTCTATCTTGGATCTGTTTAATAGCTGCATTACCACCTTTTTTAAGTGTGTAAGCTAAACCATCAAAAAATAAACCTATACCCATACCTTCTACGATGTTTTTTATTTTCATCATAACAGGATGGTCAGTATCTTTTGTAGCCAGTGGAGTATCGAACCAGCCATACCGAGCTCGTAGTGCGCCCATAGCGTTTTGTCCATCTGACTCTTTAGATACTAGATCTGATACAGCTCCTAATGCAGCACCTCTGACAAAGTTAGCTTTAGTTATAGCTAGTAAACCAGCTGGTATAGTTACTATTCCTGTTGCAGCTATACCTTTAGCAGCTAGTAGTGCACCAACAGAAAGAGATCCGAAGTGTACTAGACCTCTTAGCTGTTTGCCCCACCATGTTTTTGTTTCTATTGGATTATCGTATCCTCCAAAAGGAGACCAATCAGGTCTGTATCCACCGTCTTGGTTTTGTCTTTGCATTTCTCCAGAAAACGCATCTATTGTACGTTCTGGAAATGTTGCGAGAGAAGATGCAGTATCCTGTAAGCCTCCAGATAAAATGGATTGAGCTTCTTTTGCAAGACCTCTGATATCCCATGTATCAGCATTACGAGGATCTTTTTGTACACTAAGAGCCTGCTCTTCTTGTTTTTGTTCTTTTGATGCAGCAAGCTCTTCTTGAATAACTTGGTTTCTGTATTCATCAGATGCCTGCTGTGCTTTATCTGCAAGGTTATCTACAAGACCCTCATCTATGTTGTAATCTGGCTCCATTTATTTTAAATAATTAAAGTCGTCGTTAAATGTTCTTCTAGTTCTTTGTAATGCTTTACGTATTTTGTCTGGAACAACTCCTCCGTTATCGATTATTGTTCGGAAAGTTTCCCTAATTTCTAGTTGTCGTTTATCGTTAACAGCTTCCTGAGACCCTGCTAGGTATGGGTTGGCTGCTAATATATACTTTTCAAGATTGTCAATAGTTTTTGTATCGTCTATACTTTTGGGGCTACCAATAATAGTTTCTAAAGATTTCTTATTTTCTATAAGGTTTTCTATAGTTTTATTAGTTTGCTGTATATCATCTAGAAAAACTAAGGCTATATCTTGCTGTAAGTTTTGAAATTGATTCATAGGCATACCTCGAAGCGTTGGAAAGAATCGAAGTACAGCAGACTTTTCAATTTCATTTAAGTCAGATAATCTTCTCCAATCTTTATCAGCTTCAGTTACAGCACCCATGATACTATTACTTTTATTAGCCTGTACTCTAACTAACTCTACAGCCATAAGACTTTGAGTATCTTCATTAAAGTCAGCATCTTTGCTTATAGCACCACTGTCTACAGCAGCTATCAGTTCTTCTGCTGAAAAACCATAAAGACCAAAGTTAGTAGCGTTACCATTTTTAGCTAGATTATATACTTCTTCTACAGTTCTAATAGTTTGGCCAGAACCAAGATTATCTAATAATGATGAAATCAAACCTTTACCTTCAAAATACTCTACAGAGTTGCCGTTTTTTAGCTGCTCAAGCATAAGCTTTTCGTTAGACCTATTCTCGTCTGAAATATTTAAAAGCTGTAAGTTTTTAGTTGCGTTAGAGTTAAGATATAGAAACTTTTTATCTTTGTCAGAAAGTTGTAATTTATCTTCTGGGTTTTCTGCAAAGTTATTATTTTCACTTAATAAGCCCAGAGCTCGTAATCTCATTATAGCATACTGTCTACCAGTCATACCGTGAGCATTTCCTAGTGCAGTAAGATATGCTGGAAATTCACCTTTAAAATTACCGTCTGCATATTTAATATATTGGAATAATCCACGTTTTTCAAACACTGAGTTAGTTACCTCATTACCCAGCCACTCACTTGAATTAGCTTTAGATGCGTTTATATCATTTGTAATATCTGTTGGAGATGTGATTCTAAGTCTATCAACTGTGATATCAAACTTACCATCTTTTAATTCCTCTAACACCGTATTGTAATGGGTTACAAAAGCTTGGTCAAGTGATACCCCCTCTTGCTCCATCATTAAATCAATTCTTCTTGCAAGTTCGGCCTCTGCTCCGGGTATAGCTAAAAGTTGGTTGGCATCTAGACTTGGAAAAGGGTTTTGGTCATTTTTTAATAGTTGCTCCCAATCTTTTTTAAACTGCATCTTATTGGCTAAAGCGTTGGCGTTACCTACTTTAGTAGAATATGATTCAGTGCCTTGACTTGATGTTTCATCACCAGTAAAAAACGAAGGTGCGGATATGTCTGTATTAAGTCCTAACTGGGCTAGCTCGTTATAATATCTGCTTTCAAATACAGCTAATTGACCTAAAGTTATTTTACCATTATTAGCTGCCTTAAAGTCTCTAATTTCCTGTTCATACTTTTTATTAAGATTACTAAATACCACATCATCGCCTTTAATTATCTTGCTTTTAAGATCATTAAGAAGATTGACATTACCTCTACGAACTCCTTCATTACTAAAGTTTGAGTTAACATAACCTTCAACAGTTTTACCTGTATTGTCATCATAAAACGTTGCTGTGTTTAAGAAGTGCTCTATACCACCAATATCTAATCTAGATGCAATTTGAGGTGCAAGATTAGCTATGTAAGCTACGACTTCAGCCTTGGTTCTTATATCTAGCTTGTTTTGAAGTATCTCAAACAAACCACCTTCACCCTTTGGTGCATCAAAGAGACCAGTGTAATTAACAACAGTGGTAGTTTGACCAAACTCATCAGTGGTGGTAACTTCTTCTGACGTGTTAAATGTGTCTACAATCAGTTCAGTTACCTTAGCATTACGTCTAGCAGTATATCTATTATAACTACCTTGATTCCAAGTTCTTAGTGCGGATTCTCTTTCCTTAATTAATCTAGGTAAAAGAGTTGAGTTAACATATCGTTGAACCTGACCACTATTTATGTCTATTCCTTTTCGTGATAACTCAAGGTAAAAATTAGTAAGCACTAATTCTATACCATTTTCAGATATAAGTTCGGCGGCTGCTTCTGTGTTCTGGTCATAGATACTTTCGCCTTCAATGTAAGTATTGTAACCAGAAGGAACTAAGGAAGTAAATTTATCTTTAGTTTTTTGAAAGTCTAATTCTTCAACGTCAGGAAAGTATTGAGCTTTGAGTAGTTCAAAAGCAACGGGATCTTCGTTTGAAAGTTCTCTGAGTAAAGCTTCTTTTTCAGCTTCATCAGCGTCTTGTAATCTAAATTGATAATCTAAAACTCGTTGTTTAGAGTCCTTTGATATTTGTCTAAACTTCTTTCTAGTTTCTCTAGCTTCACGATTAGCTTCACGAGCTTCAGTAAAATCACTAACTTTACTAACTAAAGTTTCAAGACTAGAAAGATTGTCAAAAAAGTTTTTAGATTTGAGTTCGGCAATCTGTGCAAGCTCTTCACCAAACTGTTTTAAGTCAGCTTGATTCTTAGTAATCTCCTCATTGACTGCTTCTTCGAGATTAGGCTCAGTCTGAGCGTAGTTAGGTATAATGGGTTTTGGTATTTCGTCCCGTTGTGTACCTATAATATTTCCAAATGATGAGGTCATACGAGCTCCATGTTAACGTCTATTTTGCTATAGTCTACAGTTAGTATACCATCACGTATGCCTACAGCTAGAGGATTCTTCTTAACGACATCTTGAGCCATAGCTCCACGCCATCTATCTTTAAATCCTTTGTAATTAAATTCGTATATCTTATGGCCGTTAGGAGATACACCAACTTGTTTTATATTTTCTTTTACATTGATATCTGAGTTCTTTATAGCGTCGGCTATATCAAAACCACCAGATACAATACCGACTACCTGACTAGCTATTTGTAAAGCACCACCAAGTCTGTTGGTTGGAGGTAACATAACAGGTGCACCATATGCAGCTGGTATACCGAGAGCTTCTCTTGCTCCAGCTTGTGCAACTTGGAACTTACGTTTAGATTGCTCCTGAGTATATGCTAGGTTTCTTCCTAGTATGTTATTTATTACATTGTCAACCTCTTGTCTTTTTGAAAGAAGCTGTTGATATTTTTTAAGTCCAAATCTTCTACTACGGCCACCCTCGTTTACGGATTTAGAAGCAAGGTATGCTCGAGTAGCATCTTCAACTCTTGTTCTACCCTGACCTATCTGTGCTAAAGCACCAGCCATTGCATCACTTACGTCACGTGAGTATCCGAGTATATTTAAGTTTTGTGTTCTTTTTAAAGTAGTCTCTTTGTTAAAAAACTTAAGACCTTCTTGGGCAAAGATTGCATCTTTCTGGGCAGCTCGTTCTCTAGCGGCTGCTCTTGCCCCTGCATTAGCATCTACGCACACGGCAAAATTCAATAAATGTTACATTGTTTGGCCCATGTTTTAGTTTACGTAAAAACTTGAAGCCTAGAAACTTAAGTAATTTTAAATGTACCTTGTTTCTACTATCGACTATATTCCAAAGGAGTCGCTCTTCACGGCTATCGACATACCGTTTGGCTTCTCTTGCAAATGTAATCGGGTATCGGTGTATATCAGGAGTGCAAAGCATCCATATATCACCATCTTTTCCTACTCCGGCCATGCCAGCAGTCTTGCCGTCAGGCACTGTGAAATACACGTAGGATGGGTTCTGAGTCATGAGAAATGGAAGGGTGGTAGGATCTATCCCATGACCCTCTTTGACCTCTCTGAGGTCGTCTGGACGGAGATTAGAGGCCACTTCTATAGCAGCCTCGGTTGTGAGTGGGTGTATATAATTAGACACGTTTATAAAACATGGGTGAATAGTCACCTTCCCAAGATACAGCACGTAATGTAGCTGGAGCTGGGTGAGATGAGCGTAGTGTTACATCTACGTTTGTGTTCTTTTCGTATACAGGTACAGTCTTAATAAACTCTTCGAGATATGGTGCATCTGAAGCATCATACTCATCAAGTTCTGTAGACTCATATACTTCTGTATAATCATTTTTACCTACACGTTCAAGTGTGGTTTCATATAATCCTATTTTACCAAAGTGAAACTTAATTCTATGTAGTATCAGTGATGAGTTTACATCAGCTCTAGAACTATTACCATCACGTCTGGTTGCATAAAATGTAGGAAACTTAACTTCGTAAGGGTATATATAACCTATAGTCAGTGTAGCACTAGACCAGTTACCCGGTAAGGTAAAACTTGTACCACTTACTGTAGGTTTTGCGTATCTACCAACTCTTGCTGAGTTAGTATTTGTGTCAATCACAACTAAATCATGGTTAGGTGTGGTAACTGTGTTCAACCAACTGACACCGGTAAAGGTGGTCAGATTCGTAGTTGAGTTAAAGCTGCCGCCGCTAACAGTAGTATGATTATCCACATGTAATAAGAAGTCGACATTATCTTGTACTATGCTAGGGTCTGTTTCAGTCTGCACAAGTTTAATGCTTTGTAAATAATAATCACTATCTAAAAAGAAATATTCATCATTAATAATAAAATGATATACTAATGGATTATTAAGTTTCCATTTAAACCATGAAGCCTGCTGTCTTTGCTCAGATACTTGAAAATATTTATAACCAAAAACATCATCTGAGCCTGTCTTACCTAACAATATTATAGAATTTTCTCTAGAGTTTGTCAATAAGTCTATGTCTTTTGGTAGTAGTGTAGGTACAACTTTAGTTACATCTACAATGCTCGGTTCTCCTTCACGTGTTATATTTGCCATTTCGTTGAACCGACTAAACTTACCAGAGTTGTCAACATATGCAAGTGTTGTACCTAGAGATATCGGGGGTATAGTTTCGTTATAATTAAATGTAGATATACTACGTAGTTTAGCTGTGTCAGGATTTAAAACTGTATCATCTGATGCAAACAGGAATTGCTGGTTTGTACTAAATACTACTAAACCTACGTTCACCTCTATACCGTCAAACAATTCTGAAGGAAACATAGACGCAGCAGATATATCAATCGGATCGGCAGCTGACACACTAAGAGCTGATTCTATAAAAAAATCAGGCTCACCTAATGTACCGGGTCTTGATGTTATAACATTTTCACCTGACAGTAGTGCTAATCTATTACGATGAAACAATACTTTATTGATACGTCCACCTACAAACGAAGGCATAGGGTTAGTTGTATCATCACCAACTCTTCTATCAGCGTAGGTAAACTGTTTAACAGTAAATGTAGTTGCAGCTGTACGCTGTATAACCAACGGCATGTTTGTAAGAGTCTTAGCTATACCAGACTTTGCACACTCAGACCAAGAGCCTACACCATCTCGATTGTTTGCTCCATCAAAACGAAGATAGTAGTCATCTTCTTCAGCCATACGAGAGTTAGCAATCTTTACGATGTAACCATTTTTACATTGATTTGGTAAGTTTTGTACATCATTAACAGAAGTCTGAAAGCATCGCATTAGATCTTCTTCAACAACTTCTACACTAAATGGGTTAGAACTAGAAAGATATATACCTGTACCTATATGCTTACCTGTAACACCGGATGGTAACTCAGCTATAATGCCACCAATAATAGTATCAGCAGTAACAGCTGTATCAGCATCAAAAGGGGTAGGCTCTGGTCGTACAAGGCCGTCACCGTTAGAAGAAATTGTAGCATTAACTTGGGTAGATTCGTGATCTTCAACACGTATAGTGTAATTAAAACTTTGTGATGCAGAGTCTAGAGTTACAGTAACTGTGTCACCAGTAACCCAACCTTCACCACCATGTAATAATACAACCTCTCTATTGTAGCTACATCTGTAGTTATTACCACCGGGGCCATTCTGACTAGCACTGTAGTTAGGGCTGACACCTTGTTGACCTAAAGTATTGATTCTAAATATTAAGTTTGTCTTACTACCAGAGTCTACACTAAATACTTGTGTACCTATACCGGGGCAATGCCCTGTACCATCAGACTCATCAAGTGTATCACTCTGTATCTTAACACGTGTAGCTCGTGTAAGTGTTGTAACTGTAGCACCGTTGTTAATATTCAACCCATACTGTCTACCGTTTTCTGTACGTAGTAATTCTACGAACCCGAAGTGAGCATCTGGTGTAGCATCTGTAGTTCCCGTTGTCCCAACGAGAGTGTTAGCATTAGTAGTATCACGGTTATTGACAAAAGTTGTATCATTGATTGTTAAGAACTGTAAGTTTTCTGGTGTGCTTGTAGCTAGATAGTTTTGAATAGCTGTCTGACCACCTGTGCCATAAGCTGTAGTCATTAGTTGACCATCAGTGCAACGCCATACACGCACCTGACCATCAGCAGCTACTTGTCCAATGTAAGATCCTTCTGTTTCATCACGAAAGTAATGGAACCACGAACCTCCACTCTGTACACTCGATAGTGCGTCAGTGCCTATACGTTTAGCACCCGGTCTTTTGAATAGACCTTTAGTTATGTCTGGTATTGCATTTGTTACCTCTGTTACCTGACCGGGAAACTTAAGCTGGTCAGGCTGTTCTGACATTCCTAGTGAGTATTGAGGGATAGTTTGTGTGATACTTGCCATTATCTTCTAAGGTTTCTCCAAGGTTGGTAGGTTTGATATGTAGATCCGTCGTCAAATCCAAACATGCTGTGATCTCCCTGATTACATTCATACTCCATAAGAGCAGCTCTAGCCAAAGCTTCTTGTTGAGCTAGTAGTTTCACTAAGTTTGGATTGGCAACAAGCTTTGTAGCAGCCACTCTAGATGCTCTATATGTTATATATCTTCTAAAAATAATAGGCAGATCTTCAAAGTTATAAAGTCTTACAACATCTAGATCAAGGTCTTCTGTAAAGACATCAGTATGATCTGTCTTGTCATAGATAAATCCATTACGACGTATTAAATCTTTTGTACGTCTGGTATAGTTATCATGTAAATCCATAGACAGTATGTCATTACCAATAGCTATTTTACCATTAGCGTCTATTGCAAACTTTACATGTTTTTCTGTATTAAAATGCCACCCCTCTGCCTGTGTATCTACGTTAGCATCACGAAGCAGATTAAATATCATTGATACTTCTGGATTATCAAAGTTAAGAGTTGTGAGAGGTGCTTGTCCGATAGCTCCCAGTATAGAGTTCACTGCGGATAGTTCGGTATCGGTGTCAATAGTTGTGGTAGCCATAAGAAAAAAGGGAGCCGAAGCCCCCGTATAAAAATAAAAATTAAGCGTTAGCTGGGTATGTAGTACCAAACGCAGCAAGTCTTCCAAGGATTACGTCACCTTGGTATACAACAGAAACATCACCTGAAGTTACCTGAACCTGTGGGCCGATAGCCTCAACAACACCAGCAGCTTCTCTTTGGAAGATAAGTCCGCAACTCTGACCGAAGTCGTTTGAGTTTCCGTAGTTGTTGTTGATACCAGTAACTGAAGCTCTTGCGTCTTCTGTAGAAACTTCTACGAAGTCTCCTGTGTTACCGGGGTTAGGTACTGCTAAGTCACTACTTGCAGATGCACCTGAGTTAGGAGCATACTTTGTACCATATCTGTTGAAGAATGGAAA